TCATCTTTAGCTGTCATATATTTTAATTCGACCTGGCCACTTGATAATGGGCTTTTTTCAGGATAAAAATATCCTTTAGACGGTAGATCGATAATTTCCGTCGGAAACGTAGTTTCGGGCATGTCATTCTCCTTAATAAAACTTATAACTAATTGTAAATATAACTAAAATCTATCAAACAAATTTTTATTTTGGTATTTATTTTTTTGAAGGTGCGAATTTATCTTTAATTGGTTTCAAAATCATATCAAACACGATATCATCATATTTAGTAGGTGTAAGTTTCACGATTTTTTCTGCTGCGTAAATACCAACTAAAACATATTCCCAATTTGCTGCTATCCATTCACTCATTTTTATTCTCCGTTATTAATTAGAATTGTAAGATTGCGTAATCATAACGCAATTGTAATTCAATATCTACTGGATCTGTTCCATTTGCAAAATCCAAATCATTAAAGTTTGCATCTTGTACCCATGCTCCTTTTAATGTCCATTCTTCAACAACATCACCAACTGGACCTAATAAATTAAAAGATACATCCTTTTTATAAAAATCTGAATAACCATCTCTTCCTGTTACTGATTCGTGAGATAATCTAACCCATTCCATTGCTGCCTGTGCTGCAGAAGGAACTACTGGGTCATATAATGTTACCGTTAATGGTTGCCATTCACCTTTTCCTTTAATATATCTCTTTACATTAATATGGTCTAACACTATTTCTTCAAATGTAATCTGGGGCCTACTAGCTGTTTTAATCAAGTATGCAGGAATACCTTCGATATACATGACATACCGATTTTTAGTTTTCGGTTCAAATGGGGTAAACATTATTTCAGTTGCGTCAATTAACTCAGGCATCTTTTCTTCTCCTAAATAAGATTTCTTTTCAGTAATAAATATAGCGGTTATGAAAAATTGCGCTTATATTAATAATATCCTTTAGAAGTTTTTTTGAAGTTTTTATAAAAACAAAAAACCCCAGTAAAAACTGGGGCTTTTAGTTATCTTATAAAGATATTTTATTATTCTGGAAAGGTTGCTCCAGTAGGTTGAACAACAAAGTCCAATACAATGAACTCAGCAGTTCTTGTAGGTTGAACAAATATCTGTCCAACTAACCTATTTCTATCTATTTCATCAGGTGTGTTGTTTGATTCATCCATCACTACCCTAAAAGCATTCAAACCACTATTGGACTGTACATTTTCAAGATATGGATTAACCGTATTCAAGAAACGATTTCTTGTTGCGGTTGTATTCTGTTCAAACACCAAGAATTTAGATGTTGAAGCGATAAACTTCTTCAGATTAATTAACAATCTACGAACATTAATCCTATCAAGTGCTGAAGGTTTGGATTGTAATGTTTTTTGTCCAAACACCGTCGGTCCTTGACCTGGGAATGTTGCAATTGGGTTAATTCTTTCTTCATAAAGCTTATCCCTCTCTGCATGATTTAACTTAAACTTAGCTTTAGAGGTTATAGTCAATCCACCTCTATTTAATCCTGCAGGTGCAAACCATTCTTGACCTATCCTGTCATTAAAAGCAAATACACCAGATAAAGCAACTGAAGGTGGTACCCAAATTGGTTCCACATTGCCGCCTTCTATGGCATAATTTACTTGTACCCAGGGATAATACGTAGCTGCATAATTAGTATCTAGAGATCCAAGAGCACTAGTTGCTTGCGAAATAGTATCCGCCCAATGGAATCCATCCATTATATAGAAACAATCAGCTCTTTCTTCCACCTTAGTTATAGCATGTTCGGTAATATTATTATGACAATTACTACCATCTTTACTATGAATAATTCCAGGAATTACCAACATATTAATATCGAATTCATCTGGATTAGATACTGTATTAATAGCTCGTTTGTATAATGTAGTTCCACTAGTACTTGAAGTAGAACAATCAAATCCCATTACATTAGTAGTAGATATATCATTACCCATAGATGGTTTTGAAGCTGGATCTACACCATCAAATCCCCATTGAAAAGGAACTGCAAATCGTCTCTGACCTATATCAGATAAAGCTAATGTTATCTTTTCGTCACCCTTACTGCGCGCACTATCGGCCGGATTACCTGGTAATGTATCTGAACTATCATGACCATAGCAATTATTTAAACTAAAGCATTCATTAGATCCAGTTCCTGTTCCACTTGGAATAGGTGAAAGATAAGCTGCTCCATCATTATCATAATTGCCTCTTATTCTATTCGATGTTCCAATGTCCATGAAATCAAATCCATGATACGCACTTGCTTGAAAGGTTTGTTGATTAGTATTATCAACCTGTTGAAGCTTCATTGAAGCTGAAGGTACTATAGTACCACCTGGAATTGGATTAGATAAAGATGCATACCCATACGGTACTACCGATTTTGGATAATTTTCTAAGTTTTGATAATCTCCAACTCTACACCATTTAGATCTATTTGGAAAGTTTCCATGATATGTCAACCTACCATTAGCATCTACGACTACATGAGAATCTCCAATTTGTTTTGCAAAATAGCTTGGAGAAGCTGGGTTAAAATCACAATTTTCCCAAGTTTCTGGTGCTCTACCATCTAGAGGTATAATAGACAAAGTAAAATCTCCATAATCAGATCCTGGAATTGTTCCAGCTGCTCTAATATTAGAAATACCTACTTTATATTCAGTATTCATATCAGTACCATGACCTAATGTATATACTCTAAATAAGTTTTTAAAACTTCTATCCGAAGATTTATCCCAACCAGTTGCTCCCTGGTCTATAATATAAGGTGTTCTTGCAGTACAATAATCAACATTTCCACCCCATGTAGCTGAGTTACCTACTGCATCATATTGAGCAGTATAAGCTCCATTAGTTCCACCAGCAAAATTTAATCCTGCGGATGCTGAAGTACTACCAGTAGCTGATATAGCAGTTGCGTCGAGGATCGACATATCTGCTGTAGTATGAAACGCCTTATAGAGATATGCATAATCAGTATTACTTAACGGATCTGATGCTATCTTTTTAGCAAAATAATTTGCACTACCACTATCTAAACTTAGTGTTGAAAAAGTTTGATAGGTTCCGCCAGCTCCTATTATTTGTAGATCAAATGTATTATTAGTCTCATCTACAGATGCCGTAACAGAACTTGCAATTCCAACATTCTGTCCAAGTCTTGTATTTGATACACTGAAAACCACTGCAGACCCTGATGACAACCCTTCTCCGGACGCTCCGAATGAGCCAGACATTACTACATTTACATAATCTGCTCTATATCCACCTGTATGCATTACCCGAACTACCGTTACGCTAGATGCGGATTTTAAGTATTCTTGTACTGCGAAGGGAACATAGGATGTTTTTATATTTTGACCAAATCTTTCTTCAAATTCTCCACCACTCGTTACAATAGTTGGAACGAACGCTGGACCTTTTTGGGTTGGTCCAATCATTGCTGCTCCAATATTAGCTACACCTTGAGGGAGATAAGAAAGATCTGTTTCCTGCGTGAATACGCCAGGACTAACAATTCTTTCTGCCATTTAATTTCTCCTAGATTTTAGATTAAAAATTAGTTATAAAAGTCAAATATTATTTAGTATAAATATAAAATTAAAATCCCAAAATTACTCATTCGGCGTAAAAATACCGGTATCTAGGTCTAAATTTCCAATTCCATACTTGGAAGTTAGGTCTTCAACAAGTTTTCTCTCATCTTCTTGAGCAGTTGCATGTTGCGCTAACAATTCATCTTTCTGAGTATCCAAAGAATCCAAATTTTCTTGTAATCTCTCAGAAGCAATTGAAACTTGTCCTAGATTTACTGTAATTTGAGTATAACGATTTTGTAATTCTCTAATTTTTTCAGTTTCTTCTGCAGCAATCTTAACTTCTGCAGTTTTATTTTCCGTTTCAGGCATGTTTATAACTCCTATTTTGTCTTAGTTAATAGTTAATTTAAGTATCAAGTATATATATCGTTAAATTTATTCAAATAACAATTTTAATTCTTGATTAGTTTTAATTCATCAATTTCTGATTTAAGTTCTTTAATAGATTCTATCAAAACAGGAACTAACTTATTATAATCCACTGCTTTAAATCCTTCTCTACCATTCAATCCATCTACTTCTTTCACAAGTTCAGGAATGACTGCTTCAACTTCTTGTGCTAACACACCAACGTCATGTCCCATATCTTCTCGTTTCCAATCATACTCAACACCACGAAGTTTCATAATATCGTCTAAACCATACTTTGTATCTGTAATATTCTCTTTAAGATTCATATCAGATGCTACAGTTGAAGAATACGCAACCACATCAGAGTTTGCGTGGAATGTACCACCTGCTACCATTTTAAAATCTACAGCGTTATTTGTTTTAAATTCAATATTATTATCATCACCAAAATCAATAGCAGTTTGAGAATCTTCTCCCATAATCAAATCTGTAGCGTATATCGAAGTAATACCTGTTTGAGCTGCATCTACTCCGATTACTGCACTTGCGGCTGTTAATCCTGTTCCTGCGAATAATGTTGCGATATCATCAATACTTTCTAATTGTTCGGTTGAATTATCACTATCTAATACTGCTAATTTATCTCCACTCGCAATTTGTACATCACTAAGTTCACTTAAATCAAGTGCGAATGTTCTGGCAGTTGCTCCATTAAATGTTCCACCTGCTGATATACCAGTTCCTGCTGTTAATGCCGCGTTTGTTTCAGCCCCTGTTACAGTTGCTACACCAGCACCTGTAATTGATATATCACCACTAACTTTACTAAATGCTGAACCAGATACAAAATCTGCTATTCTATCAATAGTTACCTTTCTATTAGTACCTCCTGCACCATCATCTACCGCGAATATATCTCCTGATGCTAAATCAGCACCTATATCTGTCATTCCATCGATATCTAATGCTAAGTCTGTTACTGCCGCGGAAGCATCATAACTTGTCATTCCAATACCACCAGCTGCAGTAATGGATAACGCATTAGTTAAAGTAGCCGTTAAAGTAGGAGAACCATCTCCACCAAGCGTAAGAACATCTCCAGCTTGAGTCAACATCAAATCACCACTATCCCAATTTATTACTGCCCCCTCTGCTAAGAATAAATCTGACCAACCAGTTCCTGCAACACCAAGTGCCGCGTCATCATTTGAAGCTGGTTTAACATTTCCACCTGCTGGGTCTAATGTAATATCTGCTGCTGCAACCATTTTAAAATCTGTATCTACATCTAAATAATCAGATGAACTATCAATATTAACTTTTGCAAATTGTGGTGAAGAAGTTGTGTTTACTGTTTGGTCTATTGCAGAAATATTATCAGCAACCGTCTTATTAAGTGAAGTTCCACCAATTGTTAATGAGGTAGCGTCAACTTCAACCTTACTTGCTGATATATAAGTAATTGAAGCACTTGTAGCTGACAATGCAGTTGATGTAATAGATGTTGCTCCTGTTAATACACCAGAATCAACTTGAATGACATCATCGATCTTAACGTGAGAACCTGCTGCTGGAGAAAGAACAACATTTGCACCAGAATCTAATGTAACTGTCGTCCCTGCCAACTCGGCTGTTCCATCAGCGGTAATTTGCAAATTAGCTGCTGCTGCATCTGCATCAACTGTGGTGATAGTTGTAGCACCATTATCACCAACTGCTATTGATGCGTAATTTGCCACCTGTGCGTCATCATGAATCTTTAATTCTACATCATCAACATTAAAGTCAAAGGCTGTGGTTGTACCATCATCCATCGTAACATTACCACCATCGGCAGATAATGCAATATCTAAAGATGCATCAAGCGTTAGTCCAGTTGACACAACTGATAAAGCTGCGTCATTTGTGATAGTGTCTGCAGTTAATACCAATCCGTCAATAGTGAAATCTGTTGTTGCATCTATTGTAGTACCAGTAATTGCACCAGCAGTAGTCCCACCAATGGCTCCTGGTTCTGCCATAGTTTTACCAGCAACAGTAGCTGCGTTAAGATTAGCAACTACAGTTGTTGATTGAACTGTTAATGGTGCAGTACCTGTTGCAATACTTGAATGAAATTGAGGTGCTCCTAAATCTACACTTGAGGTTAAAGTTGTATCACTATGTCGATACGCTAACTGAGCTACCGCAGCATCAAGACCAAAATTTAATCCTGCTCCATTCATATTTGCTGAAGTTGTACTTCCACTAGCAATCGTAATATTTTTATCTGCTACATTTAATGTAGTGGCATCAACCGTTACAGTTGTGCCATTTACGGTAAAATCTCCTCCGACCGTCACTCCACCAGCAAATGAACTATTTCCAGTTGATGTAATTGCTCCACAACCAACCGTTCCAAGACCACTTACATTTCCACTCGTATCAAATGTATAGTTTCCATCTGAAAAAGTACCATCTATTGTTAAATTTCTAATTGTTGCTATATCTTTAGATGCATCTAATACCAACGCCTTACTCGCCGCGGCGGTTCCTGCAGTCACACTATCCAAAACACCTAACTCTGCGGTTGTTAAAGTCGTAGTATCAAGTGTTAATGAAGTATCTCCTGTAATTGTACCTGTTACTGCTAAATTACCAGTTGAAGTTATTGCTCCACAACCAACTGTTCCTAAACCAGTTACATTTCCACTTGTATCGAAAGTATAGTTACCATCAGATAAAGTACCATCTATTGTTAAATTTCGAATTGTTCCTATATCTTTTGATGCATCTAGTACTAATGCTTTACTCGCTGCAGCCGTTCCAGCAGTTACACCATCCAAAACCCCTAACTCAGCGGTTGTCCAAGTCGTAGAATCTAGTGTTAATGAAGTATCTCCTGTGATTGTACCTGTTACTGCTAAATTACCAGTTGATGTAATTGCTCCACAACCAAGTGTCCCTACTCCACTTACATTACCATCGAATGCAACTGCTCCATTAATATCTACAGTTGTATCAGATTCTATGGTTAATACACCATCTCCTGATTGATGAATAAATGTACCAGAATCACCAAATTGAAGTTTGTCTGAGCTGGAAAGTAACAGTCCAGTATCAAGAACGTGAGTTAATGAAACATCTTGATCATCACCAAAGTTTATAACACCTTCATCAGCGATAAAAAGATCTGACCAGTTTTGGCTTGCTGACCCTAAAGCTAATCCATCATCAGTAGCTGGATAAAGAGAAGTAGCACTCAAAGACATTTCATCTGCTCCGCCTGCCTCAAACGTAATTACATCATCTGCAGAAGCACGAATTGACGTGTCATCATCTGCATCTAAATCAATACGTCCAGTTCCACCCATACTAATTGAACCTTGACCATTTAAATCAATATCATCAACATAAAGGTTAGCCCAAGCAGTGCCAGAAGCCCCTAGAGAGTCTGCAGAATCACTATTAGGAACTACATTTCCGTCTACCTTTAACTCACCCCCAGCTGGATCAACTACAACATCTGCTGCAGCTATAATTTTTAAATCGGTATCTACATCTATATAATCTGAAGCTGAATCTATTTCTAATCTAATAACCCTTGTATTACCACCAGCAATGCTAACTAGATTTGCTGAATGTGTCATTGTAACATCACCACCATCTAAATTAATAACTCCACCACTACCTAAGTGTAAATCATTCCATCCTTGAGAAGTTGAACCTAAATCATAAGTTGCATCTGCGTTTGGTATTAAATGTGAAGTTAAATCAGCAGTTATAGAAACTGAATCTGATGCCGAATCTCCAAAAGTCATGTTTCCACCAAATGATACCGAACCACTAAAATGTGAGTCTCCAGATCCTTCAAATCTACCAAAAGATGCAGTTGATGCTGCACTTGCACTTAAAATATTTGTAGATTGACTGATCGTCATAAAGTTAGCAGTGGTTTCGACTCCTATACCTTTATTATCATGTAAATCTGCGCCTGTTAAACTACTGTGTGTTTTTGCCATTATTCTTTCCCTTAGTTAGCTACTAATAATTCGCCATCATTGTTTGTTACAGTTGTAAAATCTAATATTGAGGTACTAGAACTATCCACCACCATTTTTTCTATCAATCCTGGAATTGTAAATCCTGCTTCCTGAATTGTGCCATCTACACTTAAAGACCCAGTAACCTGTACTGTATTTGTGGTAGATTGGATTGAACCTGTTGCTGCAAATATACCAGCTTCGATTCCTGTCAAATTACTTCCATCACCTTGATAAGACCCTGTAAAGGATCCTGTTAAATGTGATGCTCCTACTGCCGATGCATTTATAATCGCCCCACTTGTAGATAACGACGAAACACTAGCATCTGAACCAGAGATTATGACTTTTTTCCAATTTGGCATTTATTCTTCCCTCAATCGCGGTTGGATACTCTTTAGAGCCCACTTCCCATCATCTGCCAAGAGATGGGCCAACCATTAAGCTTCATTTTCTTCTTTATTTCTTATCCAAAGCTCTCCCTCTTTTTCTTTGAGGGCTGCTTTCGCTCTTTCTTTTACTTCTTCTTCAATCGACATTGTGTTTTTGACTTCCCATTTAGGTTTATCAATTAATTTATATTGATTTCTCAATTTTACCACAACATCCATTGCTTGTTGTAAAAATTTTCCTGGAATCATTGATTCTTGTATTAAAGTTAACAAAAATTCAATTTCCGTTTTTCCAAACTTGGCTGCTTCATCAACCAATACTCTGGTTTTCCCCGTTCTTAACGCCATTTATGACCTCTATTTATTTTATATAATTTTAACTAAAAATCCAAATAGTTCCATCTGAATTTATTGCCATTTCACCAGCTCCATACTCTTTATCACCTGATACTGGATCATCATTATCACCTAACTGTTTTACAGTAACTACATGTTCTAATGCGGTTACTGCGGTAGCAGAAGCTGCAACAGATTTAGCTACTGCCCATCTGTTATCTCCAGTATCATGATATATCGCTGAACCACTATCGACTGAAGCACCTTCTTGTACAATCAAACCACCATCTACATTTGAAGCCGCTGAACCTGTAGCTGCAAATATAAAACTATCTCCAACCGCCAAATTTGTAGTGGACAATGTTGTAGTTGTACCATTTACGGTTAAATCTCCATTTATCGTTGCATTTGCAGTCACCGACAATGTGCCTGCTGTTACTGTTCCTGTGGTTGTAATAGCTGAAGCACCATTATTAATAGATCCAAACCCTGTTGTAATCGAACCTGCATTTAATGCGCCTGCGGTAGTTAAATTCGCTAATGTTGTCAAACTAGTGTTAGTTGCTGCTAGAGTTACTGCTCCACCAGCTGCTACAGTTGCTTCACTACTAAAATTTGCAAACATTGAATCCTCAAGATTTGAAAAAGTTAATGCTTTTATGGTTCCAGCATCAGAGAATAAAAATTCATCTCCTTGTGCTACTGTAGCACTACCTAAATTACTTTGTCCAGAAATTACATTATCATTTAACATTGAACCTTCAACTGCATTTGCTGCTATTGTTACAGCTCCACCTGCTGCTATTGTAGCGTCTCCACTTACATCTGCAAAAATGCTATCTTGCAGATTACTAAATGTAATACTCTTTTCAGTTCCATTATCAGATACTAAGAATTTATCTTGTGTCTGATGTAATGTTGCTGCTCCATAAGCATTTAATGTATCAATATCTTGAGAAACTCCTGTCAAATTACTACCATCACCTACGAATGAACCAGAAAATGAACCACTTATATTTCCACCAGTAATCTCTGCTGTAGTAAGTGTAGAAGTTCCTGTTACAGTAATTGCATCTATATACCCTGCATCAATATGAGCTTCTGCAAATTGTAATGCAGAAGTTCCTAAATCAATAGCACTATCGGACTTGGGAACAAAATCTCCAACCCATCTACCAGTATTTGTAATATCATCACCTGAAGCATCTCCAAGAGTAACTGCTCCATTAAGAGTTGTCGCACCTGACACATCCAACGCAGCATTAACATCAAGCGTTGTAGCCTCGATATTAACATCGGTTGTGGCAGCTATATCTAAATCTGCGGCACTTGAAGCACCAATATATTGTGAAGAGTCATTAAATTGTATTTTGTTTGTGGAATTCAAAAGAACTCCTGTATCGGCAACGTGTGTAAACGTAACATCAGCGCCACCATCGCCTAGAGACAATACAGCGCCGTCTGCTAAATATAAATCTGAAAATTCTAAAGCTGATGTTCCTAAAGCTGCACCATCCGATGCATCAGGAGCAAAAGCTGTTGTTGCTGTAATAGTTGTACCTTGTATAGTACCAGTTGAGGTAATATTACCTGAACCAACTGTTCCTAAACCAGATACATTTCCACTCGTATCAAAGGTATAATTACCATCGGAAAATGTTCCTGTTATTGTTATATTTCGTACTCCGGAAGCAATGTCTGCATTCCCATCAAGAACAAGTGCTTTATTAGCGGCACCCGCTCCATTAGTTATACCATCGATCTTTTCTAAATCGGTTTCATTAATATCCGCACTACCAATTACAAAACTGGTTCCTGCGGTTATTGCGGCATCACTAGTTACAGATGATAATACTGCTGCGCTTCCTGATACTAGTACTTTTCTCCATTGTGCCATTTGATTTCTCCTATATAAACTTTACAGTTTACTGTTCATTAATAAATATAATCTTTCTAAAATTTCTTTTACCCTATTCCACTTTTCTTTTACTACCATCTAACTTGCACTCCCAAAAGTCTTATATCCAAGGAACCATTGGTCAGATCCTGAATAAAACAGTCCACCTGATACTGCTGTAGGAGTTGTATCTCTCGCTGCCATAATAACTACTGAATCCTGTACCCTAAACACAATATCATCATCAGTATTAGTTATAGAAAATAAATCACCTGAGCCAGATGTTGCTTTAAAAGACCAACTCGACCCTGTAAGTTCATTTACGCCAGATGTCTCATTCCAGGTTGTACTTCCATATGTAAATGCATCTGTTACAGCTAACGAATCTATATTTGCAGTTCCATCAACATATAAATCTTTCCATTCTTTTGTGCTACTACCCAAATCATATGCATCATCTGATGTTGGTACAGTATCGTTCAATGTTAATGTAGCTGACAAATTTCCGTCAATAGTAGCATCACCAGTAATTTTTAAAGATGAACCACTTACTGGAAACATTGAATGTTCGGATGAATCTACATCAAATATAATTGCTTCACCATCTTGAGTAGTTAAAGCATTTGACCCTAGAACGTTATAAGAATCTGAATGTACTACAAGACCTTCTAATATTGTTGGTATAAGGGAATTTAATCTCTCTTTTATAATACCATCTACATCAATCGATCCTGTTATTTCTGCGCCACCATCAGTGACGGTGACTTTACTATCAAATCGTTCTTGACCAATATATTTTAGCGTACCGGCCATATTATGTTATCTCCAAAATGCTTGCAAACGCATCAATATCTCCGTTTGCGGAAGCTTCAGTTTCTAATTTATCCCCTGCTCCCAAATTGATTGGTTTTTCAATTATTACTGTAGAATCTGCAGGTATATTTACAGTTTTTAACAAATATGTCCTGCCTTCAAACGTAGCACTACCACTAACACTTAAATTTATAGTAGCTGCATTTGTACCATCAATATTACTTAAATAAATTGCATGTACTACCGCAGTTGTCGCTGATGGGCAAGTATACATCGCTTGTAATGTTGTACTTGATCCTGTTGCTGCATTTTTGAATGTATTAGCCATTTATTATCCTCCGAAAACTATTCCAAACACTACAGAATTTGGATCTGTCACGTTTGTTAATGCTGAGCCATCACCACTAAATTTTGATGCGGTAACATCGCCTGTTAATTCTATCGATCCTGTAGTTTTTGAGTCTGTTGTTAA